TTGGGGGTGAAGCCTTCCAAGTACACCCATGCACCAAATCGAGTATCTAAGCACCACGTCCTGTTGTTCACCGTTGAACTACTGGTGGGAATTGAGATGCCGTAGACGTTGTTGTAGTAGAAAGCGCAGCAATGCTCTAAATAGGCGGTATTCACGTTGGTAAGGCGTGAAGCTACTTTGATCGTTAGCTCGTTTGTTCTTAGTACTGTAGAGGCGTAGTTTTCTTGATTTCCTAGAGAATAGATAGCAAGTCTACCGTCTTTCTTAGCTGGGAAAATAATATCATTCTCGACATGCTTGATTCCTCGATAAGAGATACCGCCGAATGAGCGAGTGATTTCTTCTAGTTTCTGCAGTCCTGCGTCAGTGAATGAGAACTTGTAAATGGCATTGTCTTTCCAGATGATCACACCACCCTGAAACGGCTTGATACCACGAATGATTGAGCCGTCATTCCTGAACACGTCAACTGAGCCTCCCCCAACTGAACTACCTGAGAAGTTGCCTATATTCGTTCCAGCACCACCAAATGAGAGGCGTGACGTGTATGTAGGATCACCAGCCGTAAAGATGCGAGAAATGGCAAACTCTGCCATTGTTCCCTTAACACCCGTTGTGTTATTAGCCTCTGGAGGGAGTAATGCCTGCGATGGTTCGTCACCACCTTGGTCTAGGTACGTAAGAACCCCGTACACCGTACCCATGTACGTCTCACCGAGTCCAGTAGCTTTTCTACCCCAGATGTTATACCCAGTAGCTCCCGCAACGGCAGACCAGGAGAGAGCGTTGTAATTGGTCGCTGACAAGATAGCATTGCCATTCGCAATTGCCACAGAAGTACATGCGAGCGTTTCACCAATTGAGTTAAAGGCACTGACTCTATACGAGTATGCCGTTGATCCCGTAGTACCTGTGGCGGTAACTCCTAGCCCCGTAGGAGTAGAAAGAGCTGAATACGTTGTGATTGTCGTGCCGTCATACTTCCAGAGTGCATCAATGCCGTTGAATCCATACACTTCATCACGAGCTTGTACAAAGTTCATTCGTGCAGAGGCGTTAAAGGTCGCAGAACCTATGTCAGTAGGGGTACTACCCACGTACTTCTGCAGTTTGTTGTTTGTTCCGAGTGGGTAGCGCAAGAACTGACGTGATGCGTCTTTGTAGTACGGAAACAGCCCAACTACTCGAGTACCTGACTCAGTGCCGTAGTCAGAAGTTCCAGGTCTGGGCTCAATACCATCAACAGAAAGCAAGATATTCTTAGCCTCAGTAAGTTCTGAGTCCTTGATAGATCCTTCATCCTGAAAAGTGTTTAGTCCTCCGAGGAATCCTGTCACCAACTCTGGTGTTTTTGGTGAGTTTTTAATTTGTGATATTTTCATGATTAGTAACTCAAGATATTTACGTTCGACAGCATGCGTTTGTTGTTCTCAATCGTTAGATCCTGGATAAGCTCGTTAAACTCATCAAACCCATCACTTGCACTGCCACGCTCTGAGTCCCTGAGGTCAATTCGAGCCTTAACATAAGAAACGAACGCCTCAAAAAAGAGGTCAGGAATAAGCAGGGTGTCTGTCAGTGCTGTAATGCGAGTAGGTAGCTTGTAGAAGTTGTAGACAACATCACGCTTGGTACTTGTGATAGTGCCCGTAGCTGGAGTTACTGGAGTTACAGTCGTGATAAATGTGAATGTGGTACTGCTTGGTACAGAATAAATACGCTGTGCGCCGTTGTAGTCGCTCTGGTCAGCTCCTGCGATGGTCACAAAATCGTCAACTAGGTAGCCATGATCTGCAGAAGTTGTGACAGTAACAACTGAGCCACTCCTGGTTATACCCGAAACTGGCACTGCTGATTGTTGACTGCTAGAAGATGGGGGGACTATACGTAGCTCACGCTCACCATAAATGTAGTAAGAAGCCACACCGTTACTGGTTAGTGGTCTAAAACCTGGGTAAATTGAGTTGTAAGCTACTGCTTGTTCATGTTGAGTGATTGGCTTAACTATCAAACCATTCATGCGAACATCAATCATTGCTCTGAAAGTTGCGTCTAGGTCGTAGCGTTCCTGATTATTTATTGATGATAAAGATTTAGTGTCTTGAGTGAACCAGAAGTAGTTTTTGCGAATTGTTGAGCGTTGAGCATCATCACACTGGAAAATCCAACGAGCTTTCTCGTTTGCCTCATTGGGTACAGAGTTGTAGCCCATACGGTAAGCTACCGATAGTAGTGCATCGTTGACTGTGAATGACATTAGCCCTTAAACAAATTACTTGCAAACTCTTTTTTAAGTTCTTCTTTGTAATTTGTTTCACGTAGGGAAACTGCCTGCTCACGCTTTTCAATTTCTTTGAGGGTGAGTACAGCAAGTCCATGTTCCTCTTTGGCTTCTTTGAGGTTTTCTTCAATAGCCTTAGCCTGAATGGCTTGTGCTCGGAGGTCTTCACTTAATTGAATATCGTTACGGATTTTATTGAACTTTTGTTCTACTTCTGAAGCACGTACAGCGAACTCTGCCTTGTCTTTTTCAAAAGCTGTTTTTTCTTCTTCAAATGCTACTTTTTCTTGAGCGAAAGAGTTTTGTAATTCTTGAAGTGCGTCCTCGTTAGACTGGCAAGTCTCTTCTCGAGCTGATAGCTCAGCGTCAATTGACTTGACCAACTCATACACATCAGTTTTTTTTGGTGACTTTGACATATACCCTCGAGTATATGTAGTTCAAAAAAAAGTGTTACTTTATGCGATTTTTTGGAAGTATTCGTGGTATTTCAGACCAACTACATCAGTAGACCAGAGACTTTTTGCTCTCTGACTGATATATGTGGGGTCTAAATCAGTTATCTTATCAATACAGTTCTTAATTTCAGTGAAGTTCTTGCATCTAAAACCTGTCTTACCGTGCTCTACCGTCTCGTGATAGCATCCCCAGTCGGTTGTGATGGCGGGAGTACCGCATAGCGCAGCTTCCGCTACAACTCCACCAAATGGCTCGAGGTAAATAGTGGGTGAAAGCAGTGCTTTTGCTTTACCAAGTAGTTCAGCTTTTTTCTGTCCGTCAACATACCCCACCCATTCAACACTTTTGTCTGTGATTTCCTGAGCACCTGCAATCTTAATTTTATGACCCATTGAAGCCAAGATCTGCACCCAAGCCCAACCTTTTGATGGAATCGGTCTACCCAGGAACACAAGATAATCCTCCTTTTCAGTGACAAGAGGAAAGTCTGACGGATTGTAGTAGTTAGGGATTACCACGTCATTCATGTACTCATGATCTTGAATAGGATTAGAGCCGTAAACAAAGTTGCGCCAGGCTTCACTCTCAAAGACTCTGTACGGTGCTAGGACAGTTGGATAGCCGATACCGTACTCAACTATTTTCATTGAGGAAAACTCGCGCTGTAACGGCTTGTAGTAGATGGGACTGGAGATAAGAATCAGATCACCTTGACTGACACGCTTTTTGAGTTCTTTAATGACGTTTTTAATAAAAAATCTCCAAATCGGAAGTGAGTCATCAAAGGGGATTTGGTAGTATCTGCCGTCTTGATACCAGTCGTACTCAGCTAAGAAGTAATCCTGTTGTTTTCGAGTGATACAGGTGACCAGCTCACCCTCTGAATCATTCTTGTCTGAGCCGTATACGAGTGTTTCGTAGCCGTGGGGCTTCATCATGGCAGGGAAGCGTACAGCTTTTTGCGTGAATGCACACTGTGCAAACTCTGTGAAGGTAGTACTTGTGTGTGGTAGCGAGATTAAATGTAATTTCATTTTGAAAACACTCCATAATAACAGCTTGCGTCAAACATATACGGCTCATGGACTTTCTCAGTCATTCCTTTAGTCCCAAACCACTTATCAAGGTTTGCTTCTGTCAAAATATGAGGGTGCAAGTCATCTGAGGGTACATCTATCCATTCAAAGATACGCACGGTTTTTGCTATTCTCAGTGCCTTATGAATTATCAACTCTGGGTCAATTGTGTGCTGGAGAACGTTATAAATTAATGCCTCGTCAAATTGCCAGTTAGTGTCAATATCTTCGCCACCAAGTGAAATAGGCTCAATACCTACCGATTTATACCGATCACGCACCCAATTAGGGAAAGTGTCCATAAGAGGGTCTACAGCATAGGCTTTTGAGTGGTTGTGAGATTTGAGGAGTAGAGAAGTCGGGCCTGAACCAATATCAACAACAGATTTGCCTTGAAAGTCGATTGAGGACAGTGGATAGTCAATAAATGGCAACTTCATGCGAGTTGCATAGAAGAACTGCTTTTGTTCTTCAACAAATGTTTGAGTGCAGGTGTTCCAGAAGTGTGCTTCTGAATGCTGTGCTGTATCCCACTTATTCATAAGGTTGGTCATTATAGACGCTTATTCCTGCCCCCGTAAAGGGGCAGAGTAAACAACTAGTATGAACCAGATGCTCGGTCTACCGTTGGGTAGGCGAGACGAACTGCTGTCAAAGAACCAGTTACAGTATTGCCGTTGCCGGAAGCTGTAAATAATCCCTTAATCAGAGCACCAGTCACCACAGTTGCAGTCATTTGACCAGTCACCGTAGAGCCGTATACTCTCACACCACCTGTTGCGACCACTTTTGCAGATCCATCACCATAAATCTGATAAAAGCCTCTTGTAGAAGCGACAGTTGCAGCGAGTGCAATTGCGACTTCACCCACACCAGTGCCAGCAAGGCGAGTTGTTGCGTATGCTGAATCAAAGATAACTGGATCACCAGCTACAGTTGAAGCAACACCAGCTAAACAGATGTATTCTTTTCCATCTTGGCGAATTCTTTCTCCCAAGGCTGGCTGATCTAGGTCAGTACTTGTGTAGACTTTTGTTAAGTCAAAACTAATAATTCTATCAGGCATAATTTCCTTTGTTCTTGGGGAGGGCTGTTACACCCTCCCCGTTAGTTACTATTAAGCAGTCTTCCCAGTTAATTTACCGAGTTTTCTGCGGTTGTCAGTCACGAGAGCCATTGTGCTCAAGATGAACTGCTCATACACCATCTGCCCACTGACTTTCTCCATTGGCAAGACATCGAAGTTTGCGTCTTTGTGCTGGATAAGTTTCAGTGCTGGACTGATTGCGTACATTTCGCCAGTTGGTACGAAACGGTTGTACACCATTGGGATACCGCGGAAGCCGAGAGTAGCAAATCCTGCATCACCTAAACGCTTCATTTCTTTAGTCGTTGTAGTGTTGTATTGCAGTGTTGCTGTCAATAAACTCTCATACTTGGCGTGCAAGGTAACGGTTGTTTCAAGTAATGAAACACTGTCACCAGGAAGTGAATCAATAGCGTTCACCATGTCACGGATATAAGCGACGGTTAATGCGCCACCTGTAGCCTCGACATATGATTGCCAGAATGCTTCACTTGTACCAGAGATGTCACCGACTGTGCCAGATGCTGCGACAGTTGTTTGCATACCAACGACGGCAGTTGTACCACCTGCGCCAGTGTGTAAATCAGTTTCGATCTTCTCTTTAAGAGTTCGCTCAGCTTGGCGGATTTTTGCTTTAATCAATTTCTTGACTGCAAACTCACCGTTGTTCTTAAGCTCATCATCTTTAGAGATAGAAACACCTGCATAGTAGTTCACCCAATCCCAGACAGCAGCGTCAATTCCCTCTTGGTAAGGGTTATTGATCGTTGATGTGCCAGAATAAGTACCTACAGCAGTGCTGTTGCCGTACTCAAGAGGCATAACGATGTCACGTCCACCGTTCTCAGTCTGAACCATTCCATTAGCTTTCATGTGGTTCAAAAGAACAACATCACGTCCGATGTTATCGGCGAATGTTTTTTGATAGTTTTGCAGCGTGGTTGCTGCGAGTTGACCAATGTTAATTGGCATATTTTCCTTTATTGTGAGAAGGCGCTGTCAATCGCATCGTCTAAACTCATTCCACCAACTGGTTTGCTAGGAGCTTGTGAGCTGGACACACTCGTTGGTGCGGTTCTCTTAACTCCCTTAAAAGCCTGTTGAGTTCGAGCTTGAGCGATGGCTTGAGCTTTCTTCTCTAAATGTTCTTCATACTGTTTGACTAGTTCCTCCGTTTTGGAGTTATAGTCGAAGCCAATAGGGCTTCCGTTTTCTTCTGTAAATGCGTTTAATGCCTCGTCAAGTTTTGACCCAACTGCATTTCGCATATACTCGTCATATGCAGGAGACTCAGGGTTTAGCCGTTCATCTGCTGCTTCAAACTCAATAACTGCTTTATCCAAATACTGTTGGTTTTGCTCCTCCAGTACTTTTTGCTGTTGAGCTGTTAGCTTCTCCTCAACTTTCGACAGCATAAATGCTGTGTACTCGTCAACTGACATACCAGGATGTGCTTGCAATTCCTGTTGCTCTGGAGCTTGTGGTTGCTGTGGCTGGTTGAAACCTGCCCGCATCTCCTCAAGTTCTCGGCGTTGCTGTGCTAATGCTTGGGTCTTTTTCGTGTAATCACGAAGTAGAGACTTGTGCGTAGCCTGCAATTCAGGTGGCAAGGTCTTGGGGTCGATCCTTGTATATGACTCTTCTGCTGCTTCTGGCTCTGGAGCTGGCGTAGTCTCTGCGACTTCCTGCTCTGTTGCTTCTGCTGCGCTTGGCTCTGGACTCATTGCTGCGTCCATTGCTTGATCTAATGATTGAGGCTCTGTCATTTCTGGCATGAGGTACTCCTATTTTTTAAGACGTTCTACAAATGTAGAGGTGATCTGAGGTTAGAATAGATAATTAAAAAAAAAGTGTTACTTTTTGTAGAATTTGCCGTCTTTGAGTACATCAATTCCAACTATAAAATGCACAATTGCACCGCATTTATTGCAGGTGGCTTCGCGTTTGGGTGAGTCGGTTATTTCGAAGTAGCATTCTTGAGGAGGGCAAGACTGCCAGACGGTTTTCAGCTTGTGCTCAGTGAGAGTAGAAACACCGTCTTTTTCATACACGTCCCAGAGGGCTTTTACTTCCTCTTTTGCGTCTTCTGGTGCTACATTGCCCTGATATTTTAGTGTCATACCTGCATCATCGGATTAGTTTGTACGCCCATCTGATCACTAGCGGGGTTAAGTTCTCCACCTGTTTCTGGGATGGTTTCGTCCATTTGCTGCTGCAGTACCACCGTTCCTGTCTCATCAGCTATATATTGCTGTCCATCAGCACCCATAAAGGTCATTCCTGGCTGTATACTCGATTCTTTAATATATTGATCTGGGTTTTTCTCGCCAAATCCATCTTTGAGCATTTTCTTGAATACCTTTACTCGATCAACCAGTGGATCTTCTTTTACCTTGTCATATAAGACGATAGACTGCTGCCTGATCACGTCCTTATTAATAGACATGCTTTCAAAGTCGATAATAATATCTGTATCAAAGTCAATATCTGCAAAGTCTTCTGGTGTGATCTCAACTGTGTGGGTCTCACCGTCATCATCCGTCACATATTGAATCTTGCCCTCTTGCCACTCAGCTTGAGCATATTTGAAGGTTTTAATGATAATTTGCTTTAGGAATTCGTAATACTTCTCTTTAGCAACCTTGATTCGTTTTTCGTTGCCGTCAGCAATTTGCGTCTGCCCAGTAGCAGTATCAATCGTCTTGCTCTCCTGCATTTTAGAAATATCAGTCAGTCCTGAGTTAGTCTGAATATCAGCTTGATTCTGTCCTTGCATGGCTTGGATTGCACCGTTAGAAGATGGAGGAGATAAGTAATCTGGCTTCTGGTCTACGAAAGTTAGAACAGGATTATTTCGCTGCATCAGTTGCTTAGGATCTGTGCCAGCGTCCTTGAGGTTTACTGCAATTTTTGGGAAAGCATATAGGTCGGCGTAACGAACCAACTGACCAGTTCTAATTGACTCCTGTCTCTGTTGCTCCTCGAGTTGTTTACCAAGACCGAAACCAAAGAACTTTTTAGGGCTTGAATACCATCTACCAAGGGCGCATGTTTGCTCACCAATAGGGGATTTATCCACCTTTAAGATAGTTGATTTATTAAATGCAACATAGAGGATCTGATCTGTTTCTGCCTCACTAGCGCTGTCAGATGGTTGCTCAACCACTTCCTGTCCGTCTTGTTTCATGATGTACTCATACAACTTGCCCTTTGGAAGCGTGCCTGCGTAATAGTACACACCACATCTGGACAGTTCAGACTTAACTGATTCTTTTTCTGTGTCAACATCGTCAGTTAAGATTGATTCATCAGCCTTCACTTCTTTGCCAAATGCCTCAAAGACTTGTGATTTACTTAGTTTCTTTTTTCTGAAGTATGAAACTTGTTTTGCATCTGGTGAGAAGACGCTATCAGGCATAAACCATTCATTTTCATGGTCATATGGTTCGAGGATAGGATCATCGTGGAGGTATTTGGTATACTCAACACCATCTTCACCCATAGCAGTTTCAATTTGCTTTTTATAGCCAACATGTCCTGCTGTAAAACCACAAAGTGCGAAATACGTGAATGTATCGTCCATGAATTGCTTGAAGTTTGTTTTGTCCTTTAGGTACTCCCATGCAGACTCCACCTTCTGGGCTTTTTCTTCATCTAACTTTCCCTTTTTAGAGTACAAAACCTCAGGTGGTTTCTCGAAGAATGAGGATCTATATTTCTCAACATTATCAAAGATGACCTTAGCCGTATATTGATAGCGTTGGTCACGGTCTATAACTTCATCTAGTGTTTTAGGTTTTGGGGTTTCAGCGTTATAGCCCTCAATCCAATCCTTGACCTGTGCCTGATGCTCTTTAGTAAAGCGTTTGGCAACGTCTAGTCTGGCATTAAGAACTTGAAGCAATGAATTATCGGTCATACCTGTTTATATAATTTATAAAAAATTGTGTTACCTATTCGGCAAATTGAGACTGATCGATCTTCAAGTTTTTCAATAAGGACTGTATTTTTTTCTTTTTCTGCCAAATTGTTTTGCGATGACAGCCAGCAGCGACAGCAGTGACACTAGCGTTATTACCAAGATCAAACATAAAAGCAACAATAAACTTATCTAAAGGGTCAGTAAGCGAGCGGTAAATATGAGCGTAAGAATACTCAATAATCTTTTTCTCCACGCCTGTTGCATCTGGGGGAAGTTGCAAGATATGTCTAGGCATTGTTCTCCTTTGCTATTTCTTTTACGATATCTTTGGCTATTTTTTCCTCTGGAGTGCTTTGTGGTAGACTCTCAATTGCCTTGATCTCGGCTTCCTTAGCTTCCTTCACCGCAATAGCTTCCTTTTCAGCTTCGATAATTGCTAGGAAACGATTGAGGCGTATGCGTCCTGATTCATAACCCTTGAGGAAACCTTTTAAGAACTTCTTCATGAGTCGCAGGTGTGTATCGTGTTCGTGGAGGTCACAAATAAACACGTCATCAAAGTAGACCTCGCAAACGAAGGGTGCTTTGCCACGCTTTTGCATCCACACTGATTCATCCTCTTTATAATTAAATTGATCGGTATCTAACTTAACCGTGACTCGTTCGATCAGTTCCAGTTCTCCTAGCCCAAAATCAGCCATATCTAGACGTATATTCTTAATAATGTTGTCCTTAATAGCCTTATGCTGAGCTTTCATCGCCAACCTCCTTTTTGTCGTGCCTGAGCAAGACGTTTTTGTAGTAATACTTCGCCCGTATTGGGCTTGATAACTTTTTGAAGTTTGTTGGGGAGCGTCCAGGAACGAATAGCGTAGCGTCCAGCATCATACAAATCGTCACCGCCCTCACCATCTAAGGCATTGAGCTTAATAACGTCCTCTGGCTTATTGGGATCAATTTGTTGTTCGGCTATACAGTCGTAGACAGGTTTAGCGTTGCGAAAAAAGCGTAAATAGGGGATGTTGTCAGGTCGAAGTGAAAAGGCTTTGCGTAGTTCTGCTACACCCTGGATATGATCAATTGCAGCTCTGGTTATTGAGTGTTTTGAGTTTCTAAAGCCTGCATCAAGCAGCTGATCTTCGATAGTCTTGCCACCACTTCTTTGATCAAAAATATCGTGTCCAGCGTAAACAATAACTGAACCCTTGTCTTTCAGCATTTCAAGCATCATTTTTGCTTGATCTGCAGGATCGGTGAAGCGCTGTTTAATATGCGAGACTACGTAAAAGTCACCATCAGGAGTGACAGCGCAAAGAACAAATGCAAACGGATGGTTGTAACCGTAATCATAACCAGCGAAGTATTGAGTGCCAGGGGGTAGCTTGATTGGGTCAATGATGTGGACTGATTCTCGAAGGGTCGTAAACATCTGACCAGCAAAGATTGACCAGTCGCCATCAAGGTATGCTTTGCGTAGGTGCTCGGGTAAGTCTTCTAACCGCTTAACATATTCAGGGTCAGCTTGCATTAGTGCGATATTGTCACGGACAAACGCCTGGACAAATGCAAAATCATCAGGGTTCTCATTGGGGCTAAAATCACGATTGATAAAGATACGCTTTACCCAGGCGTGACCGATACCACCAGGATTACCTGTTAAGAATACACTCGGTTTTATGCCTACTTGAGAAGTACGAAGGGAAGTGCGGAGTGTCTTGAAAACTTCTTCTTCATGTTGGGTTATTTCGTCAACTGAAATATCTTGATACTCTCGCCCTTGATAGGTATACACGTCATCAGTGTTTTTAAGGTATGAAAACTCGGTTGTTGAGCCGTTGGGGTAGTGGATTATCTTTTCAGACTTGTTGTACCACTTCGAGAGTACGGGATACTCCTGGAACATCTTGATGATGTGATTTGCTCTGAGTTCTGGATAGGTTCGACGAACGATAAGCCCCTGTGTATTGGGGTATTTAAGTCTTCTAGCAATTTCACGGCATCTGACTAACCATGATTTACCACCGCCTTTTGCTCCACCATAAAAAAGAACAGGCGTACTCAAGGACAGTTTGAGTGCCTGTTTTTGCTTAGGTTGTATAGACGTAAAGTCAAAACTTACATTTTCCACTGAGGAAGGCTCATGAGCGGTGCGCCCTCCCCCTCAGTGATGCTCATGAAAGTTTTACTTCATTTTTCTCAAGTTACTTAATATCTCAACATCTTCTCTAGTAATTGGTAAACCAACATATTCAACTTTTCTAATGCCGATCTCACCTTTACGCAACAATCTTCTTATTTTGCGAATGGAATAGGCTGGTAAGAAACTATGTGCTTGTTTTACTATTGTTTTCAACTTCATTCCAACCCCTCCAATCCCTTGACTACAACTTCCATCTTCACATCAACTTTTTCAGCGTCAAAGTCCATGCCTTGTTCAGTCAGTCTACGCTCGGCATCAGCAGTACGCTTCCACTTCTTGAGGTCACCAGATATAGCTTCTTGTCTTAATCTCTTGACTTCATCACGCTTTTTCCAGTCGGCAATTGTATCTTCACCCACTCCAATCACCTCAGCCATAAAGCGGTTATTTCGCCATAGTCCATCTGCTACAAAGCCTAAGAAAATGCCGTATTCATATTCTTTGTATACTTGAGGTTCTGGTTGGGGTTTTTGTGTGTTTGTCATTCTATATAAATTACAAAATTAATAAACTTTGTTCTTTCCATATTTGTGAACCTGAGTAGATAAGCAATTTCAGTTACCAATGGATCAAATTCTACTTCCGTCAATTTATTCACAAATATCTCATTTGCAAATTTGCCAATGTCTGAGATGGGATAGACTGTCATTCTTCATTCTCCACACTAATTCTAACTACTCTGTCAGTACCTACGTATTCATCTAATTGAATAGCTTTAGGATCACTACTTACTAATTTAACTAAGTATTCCTTATCTAGTGATAAAGCCTTCTTGGCTCGAACCTCTACTATTTCAGCCGTTATTTTCAACATATATTTATCAGAAGCTTTTTAGATGTCAACATACCTGCTTTTATTAAATTGGCATTGGTTGAAGTCAATACAATATTATTACCGTCTCTACTCAAAGTTCCTTTAAAAATTAATTCATTTGCAACTTTATTTTCCGTTTTTGAATGACAACTCGAACAAAGTGTAATTAAGTTTTCTAATGAATCATCTTTATTAACTGACCAGGGGACAACGTGGTGTGCTTGGATCTCTTTACCTCTACAATGCTTTTC